ATCTGATACCAAATTCTCTTTACTATCAGGGTTTTCATATTCGGGAAACAAGTTTGAATAATCACATAAAAATCTATTTAATCTTTTTAAATAGAACTCCGCCAAATCTCTTATAGCGTTTCTCATATACTTTATTTCATCCAACTCACTGGCTTGACTAAATTCACTACTTTCTTTTGATACCGCTTTATTTGTTGCCTTATAATTTAAGAAGGGGTATACTTCATAAAATACCCATTGAGCCAAACAAGGTTGTACAAAGTCCCTTAAAAAGTCATCTTCGTTTACAGTTAAATTGTTTAGTGTAACTCCTGATTTTAATCTATTATAAAAGGTTGTTCCCAACGCTTGTTGAATATGTGTGTCTTGTGCCGCATATATAAATGGGACAAGTTTATTATCATCCACATTGTCCTCAATTGTGGTATTTTCTTTAAGATAAATAGTACTGATAAATTTTACTTTAAGTGTTGCCATTATTCGTTAATTATTTGTTGTGTATTATCAGTTGGTAAAACAATAACTGGTTCACCTAACATTCGTCTTGCGGCTGATGGTTCAATACCATAAATCATTTCAAGGATGGCTGCCCCACTATCAATAGATGTAATACCTTGTGATACTGATGCTTGTATTGATAGAATACCTTGAACCCCACCAACAGAACCTTTTAATTGTGCTTGTGCTTCTTCTTGTACTGATAAATCTTCTGTTTTATCAACTATTTCTGCGTTATATGTATTTAATATTAATTCACTTGTAAAATTTAAAGGTAATAATGTGGTATTTAAAACCTCTTCCAATTGTTGTTGTCTTGGTGTAATATAATATGATTGAAATTCAGCCAATAATTCTTGTCTTTCAGTTGTTGAACCTAACTTACCTGGTGTTAATACTACCAATTGTGGGGGTATTTCGTGTCCCATAACAATATTTTTCTCAACCATATCTTGTAACATAATAAAACGTTCGTCACTATCGTTAAGTTGGATAGGTGTAAGTTGTGGTGCTTGTTCTTGTCCCTCCGAATATGTAATAATAATCTTACCAGCATTTTGTGCTGATGAATAATTACGTTTAAAATCTCTATAAAAATCATCCATCTCTTCAATAGAAGGAATACCTGTAGCGAAGTTTAAGATAAACGATGGGGCAAACCCTTGTTTAACTTGATTAAGATGAAACGTTGATATCTCATAATCTAATTCTATCCAATTCATTGTTGTTGAATAACCTGGTATTGGATATAACCCCTCCTGTTGTGGGTTAGCTTCAGTATAATATACTAATTGTCTACCCTGTCTAATTGATGGGTCGTATGCTTTAATATATTCAGGTTTATAATCTTCTTTTTTATATTGTGTCCAATCGTGACTAAACCAAAAATGGGGATGATTAAGTTCTTTACTCTCAATACCAATTCTGATTTTATGTATTGGGACGTGTTTCATTGTAAAATTAGTCCCTTCGTTGTTCCATACTATCTCAAAACAAAAACCATTAAAGATTTCAAAGTCAATGTTAATTGCTCTCATTTGTTTTTCCAATCTATTTTTGTCAATGAACTCCTGTAATTTAACATCTACCACATCTTCAAAACCAAAACCAACAGATAATTTATTTTTTTTGTTGATGATTGATTTATGTGTTGATGAACCATAGTTATTATAAAGGTTTAATAAATAAAATGGGTAGTTGTTATCTTGTCCCCATTCTAAAAATCCACTAGCAACATTCACTTTATAAGTGGGTGCCACATACGCTTCGTTAAAACTATAAATTTTAAACGGTTTTTTCATACCATCATTGGATAGTTGAATATCTTTTGTTATTTCTGATTTTTCCATATTTAATAAAATGTAAATTCTTGTTTATCGTTGCTAAAAGTAGTTCCAGTTGTTGAAGGAACCACTATTGTACATAACCCACTTTCAACGACATTATTTATTGTTAATGCACTAACAACTACAGTCGTTCCAGTGTTACCAGTACTTTGATAAATAAAATAATCATAGGTTCCACCACTTAAATTGTAGGGACTTAAATTGATTGGGAAGTAATTATACCTCGCATTGTTTGTAGTAGTGTCACCAGTCAACCAAAAATAGGTATCATCGTGGTTTTGATTACTAAACAACTGCATAACATAACCCGTTAAACCTGTGTAGGTGGTTTTTTCAAACAAAGTAAAGGGAACGTCGGTTATTGTGTTAGCTGATATGTATATCATATTGTTTTTATTTAAATATATGTATTAGTATTTTGTTTAGAAATAAAAAACCCCCTTCAGAAAGAAGAGGGTTATAGGGTATAACGAATAAAAGGATGAATATAAAACCCTATGAAATTTAAGTTCCTATAATAATATCAGTTCCTAATACAACTTCATCTAACAAGTAAACACCATTTGGAGTTTTCCAAGTGATTTCAAATGTAGCACCATTCAAGTCTCCTTGTGCAATCCCTAAAGATGCAACACCTGCAGTTGCTCTACCAGCACTTTCAACACCACACGCATAGTATTCACCAGCGTTAGATTTAACTACCGCAAATATAGGTGCTCTACCTAATGCAATAACCAAATTTCTTAATTCAGCAGTTAACTCAATAAATTTAACAGACAATACACTTTCGTAAAATACAGTTCCATTCTCTCTTGAGAATTGTCCAGTTTGATTTAAACCAGCGAACTCCATATCTTGTTCCATTAAATATACGGTAACTCCATTTGTAACCGCACTGATGACGTTTAAAGCGTCATATGCGTAAGTTTGGTCGGCAGCATAAGTACCAATCCAAACTTTTTCTACACCACCGATTGATGAACAACCTAATGTGTAACCTTCATCTATAATACAGCTCATATTTTAATTTTTTTTATTTAATTTTATTTTATAAAGGGGAGTTAATTTAACCCCCCCATTTTTTAGTGACTATTATACGTTAGTATATTGAACGATAAATTCAGGGAAAGCCGCTTGAACACCCATTTTCCATTTTGCTCTAAATCTAACTTCATCATCATTCATATCATAGAAAATTTTAAATTCCTCTGCATCTGATAACAAGTCAGTTCCGAAGTAAAAGTTAGAACCATTTGTTAAGAACATTCTGTTTGTTCCATTCAATCCTCTAACTGCTACCACTCTTACGTTAGTACCTGGAACCATTTGTGAAAAATCTTCACCTTGATTTTCAGCTCCTGTGTAATGGAACAAGTTAGCGTTTCTCAATGCCAATGCATATGTTCTATATACATCATATCCTACGAACAAATATAAGTCACTTAAAGCGATTATATCAGTTGGGATAACTGAAGTCATACCATCAACAATTGAAATAACGTTAGTTGCGTCAATTACAGTTTCACCATTAATGTTACCATCTACTGTAGATGCACTCCATACGTTGTCTGATTGATAGATAATACCATCACACAATGCCAAGTTACCTGAACCACCAACAGTATCACCTTGCCATAACAAGTCATCAATTAATGCATTGATTTTGTCAGCCTTTTCAGAAGCATAAATTTCTTCAAAAGGGATTGTTTCGTTATATGAACCAGGGTTCATCATTTTTTGTGTGTAGTAACTTTCTAAAGTATCCAAACAGATACTCTCATTTACTCTAATTGGACACACTGTTAATACTTGTTGGGTTAAGATAGTTTCACCTGCCTCATTCCATCCACAAGCACCAGCTTGAGCAATCAAGTCACTATTAATGATATTGATTGTTGCCGAAGATTTGATATCAGGTTGCACTGTGATAAATCTCAAAGTTCTACCACCTAATACTGATTTTTTGATTAACGCCATTTTGTTTTCATCAACATATGCCGTTAGTCCTGCTACGTTTAAACTCATAATTAAATTTTTTTAAGTTGTTTATTTTTATTATTATCTTTTAGACATAAATGTCAAAATGTCTTGTTTAGATTTTGTTTTAAATTCTACCTTCGTTGGTAGAGGTTCCGCTGATGGTTCAGCTGCGAACTTGTTTACTCTGGTTTTTAAGGTTTCGTTTGCTTCTTTAATAGAATTTAATTCACCTCTTAAAGATTTTACCTCATCTACTAAATTTGAAATGGCTGAAAACACTTCTTCCATACCTGTTTCATCTTCCGTTTCAGTATCGGGGGTTTCTATTTCGTTGATAAGTCCTTCGGCATCTACATAGATA